CAACGGTAACGATACCCTTCTCATCAACATCATTTGCCTTTGTCTTGTACTGAAGGCTTTTGATTTTCTCTTCCATCTTTTTCATCTCCACTTTTAGTGTTAAAAACTCGATTTACTTTATCCAGTTCCTCATCTGACATATCAAATTTCAATTTGTCAAACAAGGGATTTTCTATCATACTTTCACCTATTTGGGCACGCCAGTCATTGAGCGTTATAAGCCCACATGAGAATTGTTCACGACAACGTTTATTTATATTTGTCTTTACGTCCTCGGATTCTTTCAATCCTTCCTGCAAACAATCAACATCAGAGAAATCACAATCCAAATAATATCCCCCTCCTTCAAGACCAAGGAAAGCTGTAAAATCCTTGCAGAATTGTTTGGCCATAGGAATAACAGTTGAACAATATACGCTCTTTTCAGCAGTAGCCTGATTGCTAAATGTGGACTGGTCTTTTCGCGGAACAAGAACGGCAGGGATGCCGTATGCCCCTGCAATATTTATTGCATCAGCCAAAGTCTCTTCAAACGGCTGTAACTCTGCAATAGAAAGATTAGTACGAACAAAGTCAATATCTGCATCTGAAATACCATAAGGTACCTGGCCCTTCCTTACACCATACTTCTCAAAATTTTGCTTCAAAAGCTGTTCCTTTTCATCGTCAGTCAACGCTATTGAACCGGTAGCATCAGTTTTCTTACTTACAATAAAGCCCAATCCACCCCGCTTTACATAAATCACATTTCTAGCTTCATATACAGCTATTAGATTTGACATTGGCTTATTTTGGGAAGCAAGACGACTTTTGGACTTCAAGAACATAGCCCCTGAATAGAACTCTGCACTTCCGTCTCTATCATGCCATATTTGGTATGGAGGAATTTCCAAACTACCATTCCAACCATACTCCAAACGATAGCTACGAATAATATCTTCTGTTTGGGCAATACCAAACAATGGCATATTCCCGTAAACAGGTTCTACAATAGTCTTATCAGAAGGTAGCACCCAATAATTATCGCAATATCTCCATTTTTCAGCTGTAGAAAAGACATCAGGCATAGCGGCACGAATAAAGCTATTCCCTGTACACAATTTATAAATATGGTGCTGATAAATCAATTCTTTCCAACGCATCAAACAATTAGGACGACTAAGTATGCCATTCATTCGTTTATTCGCCCATACTATACTGTCATCCTTAGTTTTCTTCAATTGAAAATTAGCACCTGCAATTCGCGATGCAATATAATCGATCGGGAAAAAGACTTCAGGTATCGTACTGAATAGCGTTAGATAGTTACTGCCCGCTACAATAGGACTAGTAAGGTCCTCAATGTATGCAACTGACCATTTTTCAGCCTTGCCACTTTGAGTATCTATATCCTTATTTTCAGATGAAGTAACTATTTCAACTTCACCTTTAGTCTTAGATTTCTTTCCAAATAGATTATCAAAAAAAATATTCATTGGGTTCCTTTTTGAGCAAAACTAAGTAAAAAGGAAAACCGTTTTCCAAAACCCTAAAATCTTGAAATTACGAGAGCATAGTAATTTTAGTATAACACATTTATTTTCAAATACATAAAGCACAAATCAATTCAAACCTAATTTTACAACGAACTGTACTAGCCCACTCAAAACAGCACTGGCCTCTTTGGTTTCACTATCTTTATTATAGTCCATCAGGTTATTCATGAAGGCAACATATTCCGTATCAGATTCTATTTTTGATGCAGAAAAAAGAATACTATTTTTCACATAATCAGATGTTGCAGCAATACGCTTGTCTACATCCGGGAACTCTTTCATTACACGAATCTCTTTGCTTGTACTAGAACGGAGTTCCCGGATAAAAGGGAAATAAGCATCCGTACATTCAATTACACATGAATCAGATTCATGGGACAAAATAGAAGAACGTATATCTTCTGTTGAAGTAGTATCCATAAATACGACATCAACAATATGCCATTTATTCCCACATCTAAACGCTTGTATAAGGACAAATTTCCCATTAACATTCGGCATCACATATAGAATCTTCTTAGTGTATTTACATTCGGTATCTGGATTAAAGAAATTAATAGTGCCATTACAAGCATACAAGTTCCTTTTTCGTCGGTTACTAAACTCTATATACTGCTCACTACACAAATCCACAACGACATATCGGAACGTATCAGACAGGTGCCCATGCTCCTCATAAGTCTGCAAGGTAGTTTTATTCTTGACCTTAGTTTTAAGAATGGCACCGTTAGCATCTTTCTGTACGCTCATGTAGTCCTCAATAGATACCGAACATGATTCGTCAATGTATATCTCTATACCGGGAACAGTACAATCAAAAATGGCATTAATAAACTCACCGGTCATGGCAACACTCGGATTCTTGTTGCCTACCTTATCTTCAATCTCGAATCCTTCTTTCTGCAATGTATCTATGAATAAGTCCATCCAGGAACGCTTCTCATCGTCAATGCTGTTTGCCGCTTTCGTTGATGCATCACCATGTACATATAACCTATCAGAATATTGGATAGATTTCAGATACTTTGCAACAAGTTTGGAGGCTTTCTTTACTGTATTGTTTGGGCTTTCAGCGCACGTTTCATGGAATTGCCAAACCTTGGTACCAGTTGTGAAATCGACCTGCCAATATGATACACTAATATACGGAAGCACGTTGTTATCGACAGAGATATGAATAGGTAAGTCCGGAACATACTTATGTTCACCGGAATGTTTGCCACGATTGAAGGAACCGAAGAACTCACTACCGGTACGAATGACACCCCATTCTCCCAATGCGTACACATTGTAATAGTCCGGATCGTGAACTCTATCATACTCAAAGTCGGCAACACATTGCTCATCATAGAAACCATACGCACCGTCAGGACTACCGACCACCCAAAAATTATTCAAATAGGTAGATTGGATAATAACTGTATTAGGTGCCTGTTCCTCGATTTGCTTAGTACGAAGATTAAGTATTTGCCTGGGTGCATTCTTCTTTACGGATTTGACCTTGGTAAGTTCTTTCGGCAACTCTTTGCCGGCAATGGTAACCGTCATCGGTACATCATGCCATTTATCTTTATCAATAAACTCTTTCTTTATCCAATGGCTTTCACTAATCGGGTTGAAGGTACAAATAATCTGCTGCCCTTTCTTACCACGCAAACGCTTACGTAGCTGCTTGAAATCCGGATGCTCGAACTCTGACCATTCCTCTAACTGAACTCGCTTATAGTTAGAGATACCTTTTATCTTCTCCGGATCGTCAAGACCGGAGAAATCTATCTTCGCACCATTTACTAGACATTTAATAGTATTCTGTTGGAATTTAAACAAATGGGATATGCCAAGACCGATCGCAGCGACCTTATAATCTTCATAAATGGTTTTGAGAATAGAAGCTCCTACCTTACGCATGACAAGAGTGTTCTCACCATCCTGTAATGTCTGTATCAGTATTGTTTGTGCCACACTATACGACTTACCGGAAGATGAACCTCCATAGAGAATGATAAAACGGATAGTCTCATCATTCAAGTATTTCAATAGATAGAATCCGTTAGGATTTAGCTTCTTATAATTTATAACCATATTGTTCTAAAAGTAAGGTTTCTCCGTAGGATGAATACCGGATTTTACAGTTCAAATTGTTCTATTCTTCCGAATTCTCATTATCTTCAAATCCGATACGAAGTTCACCGACTTTATTTCCGTCTCCACCTTTGATGTTGACATTCTTATCGGCTTCCCATCCATTCCAGGCACCAAGAATCCGGGCGGCTTCTGTCTTGCCGTTGAACTCATAATTAACCACTCCTCTATTATTCTGAATCTTCTTCAACGCATTACGGGCACGCTTTGGAAGTTGGGACGGACTTCTCATCTTTGTTTTCCCGGTAACAGGGTCTACATAATGTAAATCATCGGGATCAGCGAGTACAATATCCATTAATACCTTCTCGACCGTTTTCCTCTCTACTTCAGTCTCTTTCGCCCTCTGTTGCTTAATCTCACTTATCCTTGCACTAACCTTGCTATTGGCTAACAATCTGCTAGCAGCACTCCAAATCGTTTCAGGTTTCATCTTTGACGCATCATAAGACATCCTATATGCTTCACTAGCATTACCTTCTGTATCAACGTAGTATTTACAGAATTTCTCTTGCTTGAATGTTAATGGTTTCTCTTGCTTTCCCATATCAATTGTTATTTATTCCTACGAGAAAAAGAAGCTGCTCTCTATCCTTTAAAAGCTCATAGGTGGCAAGCAGTGTGCTGCCAGTTGTTAATATGTCATCGTACACTATTATTTTCTTTTCCTTTATCGGACGAAGAAGAAAAAATTCCGGATTCAATCTATCTTTAGTTAGGCACTGGATTGCATTCTCATAGAATGGTATTTTCACCGCCCCCGCAATTTTCGTACAGATAGAGGTTGAAAAATGAAAGCCCTCGTTGTGTCTCCGTCGCGGTGTGGTGACTATACACCATCCTTCACATCCTCCTACAATGAAGCGGTGGAGAAACTCACACGCTCTCTCTGCAAAGAATGATGCAAGTTCCTCCGACTGTTTAATTTCTGAAAAGCTGGTACCAGTCTTGGAACGGGTGAACTGGGAGATGTAATAGATATCACCCTTTTTATGGAGTGATACCTTTTCTTTCAGATCACATAACCGTTCCTGATGAGACCAGCTCTTACATTTCACCGCTTCCGGCTTATCCCAGTCATCAATACGACATATCTTTCCCTTTCTTTTCATCAAAAATCTTCTTTACTCCATCCTCGACAGATGTATAAGACAAAGGTACTAAATAGATATCCCGGTTCACCGACTGCTCTAAATTGTCAAAATCCCGTTTTTCATTAATTAGCTCAATTTCAAGCGGTTTGTAGTATTTTACTAAAGAAGCAAAATACATAGTAGTCACAGGTTGGACGTTACAAATATTGATAAGCTGCCGGTTACAGCCCACCGCATAAATAAGCCCTTCGACGACATCATCTATGTAAGTGAAGCACCGGATATTCTGACCACAATTGTATAAAGACACGTTTTCCTTTTCTATCAGGAACCAGAGAAGAGTTCTTTTTCGCGGATTAGGTCCATATACATTATGCAGCCGGCACCCGGTCGCAGCCTTACAATAGATAGATGCATACTGTTCATCGAAATACTTGCTTATTCCATACATGGAAGTGGTATTCTCCGGATTCGCCGTTGACGAACTGGCGTATACTAACTTCACATGATACTGGTTACATGCATCAGCTACTCGCATGAAAGTATCAATGTTATCCTTCCTGATTTGTTCCAGGTTTCCATTAAACACACTAGTTTGCGCCGCTAAATGAAACACACAATCAATACCCCCATTTTTCAGGAGCTCACATACTTTTGTGGCTTCAATACCAGACTTTCGATCAAGTCCTATGACTTCGACATCCCTTTTAGCTAATTCTCGGCAAAGGGCTTTACCAATAAATCCCTCACTGCCGGTTACAATCATTTTTCTCATCATCACAAAAACTAAAGGTGCATCTTGTTTAAAGACACACCTAGGTTCAACATAAAATCCTAAAGATTAAATCTTATTTTTGAAAATACTCCCTACACTTAAAACCCTTTCTAGGAGTAAAGTCTTTAAATTCACAGCTTCTAAACACCCACTTCTTATCAGCCCATCCGGCTAAATCCTTTTGCCATTGAGGAATAATTTGACGTGGATTATTCAAATCCCTATAAGGCTGGCAATGCGGTAAGAACCGACCGCCTTTCACTCTCCAATGATTTACTCGGGTAAATGCTTCCTTGAAGTCATTCAATAAAATACAGTAGAAGAAGTATTCACCCTTATAGCCATATTTATCAATCAACGCTGTAGCACGCTCACACTCTGCAATTTGCCCCGGTGTATCGCACCCAAACCGAATACGTTTTATCCATTTGACTTTTGCCAACAATTTTGCAACATCCTCTGTTACTAACCGAGCGTCTAACCCCTGATTGAAATCAACTCGTACGCCCATGGAGACAATCTTTTCAATCTGCTGCAAACCGTAGTTGGATGCAAGTATATTGTTATCCATGAGAATCACATTTTTTCGCCCAGCAGATACATCCGCAATATCCATGTAAGTAGTGATGTTTCCTTCTTTGGCAGGTACAACACACCATTTACAACGATTAGGACAGCCCCTTGTCAAAAAGCCATAAGCCAAATTCTTATCAACATTATACAGATCGTAATCAGGAATCATTCTATCAATCTCTGGCAAAAGAACCTTTTTTATGTCATACCCAGTACCGCCTTTCTCAACTTGATCGGCATTGATGTAATAGCCGTAATCCGGCGTAAAGCTAAATACTTTTGCAATGTAAACCTTATCATAAGAACAAAGGGGATTATACCATTCTACATTGTCGCCACGTGCTTTATGATAGCTGCTTATCTTCATAAGCGCGAGATTAGGATAATTACTGTCAACTGCTAATATTCCGATGTTCATTACTACTTTGTTATACTCCAATTATCTCATCATTGATACGAAATATGCTATCACTCACAAAATCGTATATCTTATACATAAGTTCCGGTTCCTGTTCCTTTGGGGAATAGACCATTACTCTTTTGCCTACACCTTTCATCCATCCTGCTTCTGTGTTAGCAGACCGACCACAAGGAAGAACCATAACACAGACATCCGCCCACTTCATGCCGTTAAAATCTGAATCAAATCCTTTTTGTGCAATCGGGTGATTAAGAGCTTCACGATATTGCTCTGTTGTCCAGTTTTGCCAGTTAGGGTCTATATCAGACCATTGGAAGCCACCATTACCATGAGGAGGATTCTTAAAATCGTAAACCTCATGTCCTAAATCACGGAGAATACCTACAACGTCCTGTTGAAATACATTTCTCCAACTACTTGCTACATAAATTTTTGCCATAATTATCTTTTTTATTTGATTATAATTATATTTGTCAATGCAATATTGCATAATAACCTAATATTTAATTCTATGTATTCTTACACTATTTCGTTTACAGCAGGAGGCAGAAGCTACTCGTTTACTACTAATATTAGTTATCCTCATAATTTCCATGATAGAGGATTAGTAAAAACAGCCGTTATGTCAGCCATTGGAGCATATAAAAGAGCAAATGGTATTGAGGCTGCAACAGTAGAAAGTTCTGTAAGTTACTAACTGTAATTCATTAGGGAGCTAATATTTAATTAGCTCCTTTATTTTTAGATTTGAATCACTTTTTTATTACAACTGCCATAGTGCTAACAGTCGTTCCACTTTCCTTGAATTCACCTGCTCCGATTTCAAAAACTTCTCCATGAACCTCTTCCAACCATTCCCGGAAGTCAACACATTTCTTTTCAGATGCGAATTTCCAATGCTGGCTGGTAATAGCAGCAAGAGTTCCACCTTCTTCCAAGCGTTCATACATAAGTCTTACATGGTCAATATCCTGATTACCGGAAAATGGAGGATTAGCAATAATCTTAGTGTAATGCCCTACACTGTCTTTCGTAAAATCTTCATCAAGCAATATTATGTTATCAAGTGTATGAAGGAACTCCCTGTTTTCCGGCATCAGTTCATAGCATTCAACTGTTACTGACGGGCACGACCGATGAATCGCTTTTATCAGAGCACCACGTCCGGCACTTGGTTCAAGTACGGTATCTGTTTCGTGAATTCCACCGGCAAGCATTACCAGCCAGTCTGCAATATCAGCAGGTGTTTCAAAGAACTGAAAATCTTTTTGCAAATCGCATCGCTTACCTTCTTTCAAGATGGAGAACACACGTTCCGGATTAAAAGGAAATGTGAATCCCTGTATCTTACCTCCCTGCCATGAGCCGCCAGCTTCTTCTATCCATTTCTTTGCTTCAGCATAGGATTTCTTATTGAATTGTACTTTCGGAAGTTTAAGAACACTATCCTCAAGAGTACAATGCTTCAGTATCTCTTCCACATTCCATTTCTTACCTTCATCAGCCTGGCTCTTCCTTTCATCAACCGGAGCGTCCGGCGCTAACAGTGAGGATATTTTCGTAATAACCATATTACTCGCATCCATAAAAGTATTAACACAGGAAAGCGCTTCCATAAGAAATTCAGTATCAACATATCCGGCAGCGTCATAAACATCTATGCCTTCAGTCATATCCGACAATTCATTGAGCTGGGCTACACTACCACGTAACGTTTTTATTAAAGTCTCTTTGTTGTTCATCATAACTTTTTTGTAAATAAATTCTTGTTGTATCTACACTACCATGACCAAGAAGGTCTGCTAATTGAATTACATCTTTGGTTTTCTTCAGGAACATTTTAGCAAAGAAGTGCCGGAAGGCGTGAGCGTGCATTTTTTTCGAATCGATACCACAATGTTTACCCCATACTTTCAGATGCTGTGAAAGACCTCTTTGAGTCAACGGCCCGAATCTCCCAACAGCAAGAGTACCGGACTTGCCTGTCTCCTTTATATAGTCCTTCACTTCCCTCTGCAATTGCTTTTGGAAAAAGAAACGCCGATACTTGTTCCCTTTCCCTTTCAAAACAACTTCGCCGGCCGCTATATCCTCCCACGTAAATTGCTGAAACTCCGAGAGCCGAGCTCCTGTAGTACCCAATACCTTAATGAAGAAATAGTAATCCTTGTTGAGTTTTGTTTTCAGATACTCCAGTAACCTATTATATTCCTCTTCTGTCGGCACATTGTTTACATCCAACTTGCGTTTCATTCTAGGTCGTTTCAGTTCAATAGGTTTCTTCACCCATTTGGAGAACTTCTCAATGGCTGTAATACGTAATCGAATGGTAGCTGGAGAAAGTTTTTCCTCTTCAAGGCTTTTTATAAATCGTCTGCAATTATCCATATTTAGTTCATTGGCGTATTCAAAATATTTTCTCAACGAGGTATAATAGACATCAATTGTGTGAGAAGAATAATCATTGTTATCAGTCAACCATATTATAAAATCATTAAGCAGTTTCTTATTCTTCTCTGAAATAACCTCAAGTTTCTCCAAAGGCTTTACAGGCTTTTCCCGTCGGCCATATCCGATTTTAAGATAAGACAATAAATCACAAACAGCCTCACACATAAACGAATGGCGCACCATAGCATCAGCATTTTTATGTTTATATTTATAATAACCACGACGATTGATTTCTTCGGAATTTTCAAGAAAATCAGTCACATATTTGATGTATTTCCCGATGCTATCATAGCTCCTACCCGTCGTATACAGGTAGGATATGTAATCTACCAATATTTGTTTTCGTTTATCATCCATTTTTTTGTTATGAGAGTTAATACTTCTTCCCGTGCATCTTTTCACGGAGTTCGTTATACTTCATTTTCTGCTCGATGTGCCAAAGCAGGTCTACATCTAAGTGCTTGGCAAGCCCGAAAATAGATAGTATCATATCATTCACGGCTGTAGAAAAATCAAATATTCCGTCATATCTAACGGGAAGTGTAGAGATGAAATAGATTGATTCGGTAAAAGTTTCGCCTTTACAGGCTTCTGCCATATCTTCAATACAGTCATCAATATCTCCGTTGGCAGGGCTTATTCCTCGAAGTCCTGCAAGATCAAGCAAGCGGATAACAGCATCAGCTAATTCTTCTTCGATTGAACCTTTAATGGTTTCGTTATATGCAACTTCGTAACCGCGCTCTTTGGGAATGTCAGAATCCAATCCTTGACAAATGCGGCTGTTAGCAATCTTCTTATTATACCGATCAACATTAGCACGCCTTCCTTTTCTATCTGCTTCCACAGCTTCCATCAGTTCAGAAATCACAAGGCAAAGAAAATGATTGTTACTTAGCTCTTGATCGTGAAACCCATGTTCACAAGCTGTTTTATATGCTTTGTCTCTTAATTCATTTAAATTCATTTTACTCATCCTTGTAATGCTTAAATATATCTATCCAATTCCTTTTCTAATAATTCTCCATCTATTTCAGGAAACAGCCTCAGAACTAAATCCAAAGATTTGCAATAATTGTTACTGTATTCTTCAGTATCCATTAATCGAAGTACCATAGAACAAAAGATACTTTTTGTGTCTTTTAATTCGCCTTTCATCAGCAATTTTGACAGTTCGATAATTTGACTAGTAGGATTATGAAAACTTCCGTTTATATATTGAAAAATTAGTCTTCCTTCAAATTGGCATATTTCACAATCTAGTTCACAATCAATGTACTCTATTTTACCATTTATGAATTCACAATAAACACATTCACTATTAGAAGCAAATAAAATTGCAAAATCATAGATATCATCACTATTACCTACAATTATTGAAGTAGATTCAAGAGTTTCCGAAACACCATTATTCCACTTTGCATCTTCAATAAGTTCCCTCACATATTCTTGAACTCTTGTGATGTTCTGCTCTATTAAATCTTTTTTACTCATAATTTCAATTCAATTAAGTTCGATTATTTTTTTGCAATATTCTCCCAAAAAACAGCACCTTCAGGAGTATTATAAAAAGGGAATGAAATAGCTAGAAACCGATGAAAGCAGCAATCAACATCTAACAAATTGTTCATCCGTTCTTCATTTGTCATTGAGAAGTCAGGACACTCAATATTAAATGTCTCATTTGCTCTTTCTGTATTATATTTCCATTGATTGAAAATACCTAGTCTTTCTAATTTTTCTATTTTTTCATTCCTCTTCATATTGATTGACTTTTAATGCTTTACATCTATAAAGGTAATCGTTATTGACAAGTTTAGCAAACAGAATCTTCGCCATTTTAACGCCATTTTACTCGGTCTTTTTCTTCAACAAATCAAATATTATCCTCTCACCCTCTTTTAAACCATCAAGATAGCCTTTTGCATGTTCACCGGCATTATACACTATAAAAGAGAGGATCAACAAAAACAGTCCGAGCGAACGATGCCAGTATGGAAGTTGGACTGTGAACGGCTTGATTGTTATAGAAAAGTGTCCTACATATAGCAGGAACACAAACAAAATCACACATGAAATAATTGTTGTTTTCATATTAATCTGTAAATAAATTAAGTTGAGTTGTAAACTCGGGTTTATAAATTCTAAATTTACGGTTAAAGAAAGTCTCAAAGGCTGTTACAATTTCAGAGATGGTATTATCAGCAATTCCTAATAATTTATCATCGGCAACTATAAGAGATAAAGCCTTGTCAAGAGTCATTTTCTTCTCAATAAACAGGGAATACACCAAATATCTACGGGTATATTCCCCAGCCTTGAGTGACTCAACTTCTTCAGGAGTGGCCTTTCTCTTGTACAATACTTTATACCAATGTGTTTCAGCAGTACGAGCACGCTTTTGTCTCGGTAACAAGTCATAAAACACGGCAATTTCATTCTTTTGGATACACTTATGTTTTTTACGAACACCATACATCACATAAGGAGTGTTCCAATCAAGATGAGTCTTTCGATATTCAAGCTCCAGCTCTCGATCAATAAGATCTTGCTCAAAGTCTTGTTTCATTAACCATTCCTCGAACCAGGCAGCAAGTGCTTCTTCTCGATCATAATAATCTTTTCCATTTATACATAAGGGAATCATAATAACTCTTTCTATTGCATTTCACGTTTAAATCTTTCCTCTAAATCAAAAATGGTTTCTCCACTATTACGCCGATAGGGCCTATCGGTATTTAACTGAAGTTCTTTCAGCTTTTTCCAATACCATGGAAGGTACAAATACATATTCTTCAACTCCTTCAAGTTCTTATTTCCACAACACCAGCAACTCACACGATCAAGTAGCTCATATAGCCTTACTCCATCCTCATGCCAAACAAAGCCTTTTGTGTAACAATACTGGAGTGCATCTGCTTCAGTAATGCCCCAATCACGAAGTGGTAAAACCCGATTTGGTCGTTTTTCCTTTTCAAAGCGATGCATCTCATCGGCAGCAATACCGACATAATCAATTCCATCTTTTGTGTGAGCTTTCAACGCACGAAGTTTTTCACTCGTTCCCCACCGACATGTTCCCCCACACCAACTATATCCTTTTTTATGGATAATATTGGTCCCTCTTTTCTTAACCGGCCTTTCAAACATTGTCCAAAGAAAAGGTTGCTCCGGATGCAGTTCTGTATATTTAATGCCAAGTTTTTTAAGAATTGGAAGAACAGCATCACGAGTGTTATAGATTGCCTGAAATTCCATACCTGTATCATAGAAAACGACTTCATCCAACTGATATCCTTTATCTATTAGCATGAAAAGCATTGCCAAGGAATCCTTTCCAAAGCTGACTGAAGCATAATATTTCATACAAAAAATTTAATAGACAAGTCACTTTTTCTTCTTTGCCCTCTGATTATTAATCTGTGACATACACATACGGCACCAGGAAGTCAACAAATGATATTCCTTACCTTTTCTCACCACTATACGATTGTAGAACCGGTTCAAGTAGAAGTAATTTCCGCAATGGGTACATCTTTTCATTTCACGTCCTGAATCATCTATAATCCGATTACGCGGCTTACGACGAATTAGAGTACAACTTTTACACTTCTCATCAGTTTCGCGGTGCCGCCGGCAATGTGATAAGGATTTTGCTCCACATTTAGCAAACACCTTACAATCTCTACGAGGTATTGATTGACACACATTCATGGCTTCCTCGCATTCAAGAATTTATTTACTACACGAGAAAGTACATCCTCATTCTCCGGCATCAGCCATTCTTTTGCAACGTTCCAAGCAATACTCATAGCAGGATTGAAGTTATCCTTCCTGACTGTGTGATGAGACAAACGTCCTTCAGTGGGTTTCAAACCCTTATCATGTAAGATACACAGTCCATTCTCGAAAAAAGCACAATACTCCTTACCAGCAACGGGCTGAATCATCGGAATAGCAATATTAATAACCCCTAAGAATATACCAGCAGCCCAGTTCGTCAGTGCTAACCTGTCGGCATAACCTGCATCAATAATTCGTTCAATATCATCAGGAGTACCTAAACATGGCGTATGACATTGTTGTTTACAAACACTGCATGAGCATTGTACAGGTACACGACCTGAAGCCCTCATTACCCTTTGTAATGAGGTTTCTTTTGATAATTCTCTCATAGTAAATTATTTGAGATACTACAGATTATTAAACATCGCCCCACAGCTTTACTGCAAGGTCATAATTCTTTTGAGCTTCGTTTACATCTTTCTTAGCATAAGTTAAAGTGTAAGAGTGCATACGTGGATACTTCCCAGATTTGACACCTGCATGATACTCCTTTGCGACTTCTAATTTATGCTCATAGAAATCTATGCTTTCAGGCATTGACAAATTTATGGTATTAGCTCTCTTATCCCAATATTCTGCTTTACTTTCGTGTTCTGCTGCTTTTTCGTCAAACTGAACACTTTTACCCATATTGTTCCAAGCATCGTCTATCGCTTTTCTATGTCGCTTTTCGCTATGATGTCCTACTTTTATAGGTTCACCAAGGGAAAGAAAATCTTTATCTTTGTTGGACTTATTATAGTATTCATTACTTCTCTGTACAGCAGATGCAGCCCATTTCCTACGACGTTCCGCTCGTCGCTTCGCCCATTCTTGAGCATTAAAGCCGTCAGCTCTAACAATGGAGTAATAGTAAAATCCATCTTTCTCGAAGATTAGATTAAATACTATACTTTCGTTCTCCTTACCGTACTTGGTGGTAACCTCAATAGTTTCACCTTTTTCATGCTTCTCATCACACTTTGCCAAAAATACATTTGGCGCAAATTTGTAATACGTGTTCATTTTCTTAATTAAATTGGTTTGACTTATATGAAAAATGAGAAACCACAGCTACTTAGCCGTGGTTTCATCATTAAATAACTTTGGTTGACTGGATTGAACCAAATCATCGAATAAACCAGGAACACGAGGTTGTAACGCCTTGTATTCTTCCCGAAAGAATTCTTCTTTGGTTCTCCCATGTTTTTTACCCTTTCGTGTATGTACATCGAAAGTGTAGTCTGGAATAGGAATAGGATAACGCCTGACATCATTTATCCACTTTTCTATATCAATATCCTTTCTATCATAAATGAAGTTTTGCAAATGATCCGCATCACGATTCTTTCTACATTCACAAAGGAGAATGACAGCTTTACTGACAAATATCCTCCCTTTGGGTTCAGTAGCAGTCTTGTTTACCAGCTCATGCCCCTGCCATAATGCTTCTATCTCTTTCGTAATGATTCCAAAGCAGTCTTCAGCACTAATGGTAAACAGACGCTTCCACACATAGTCGCGGTACCCACTCGCCCAAAGTTCCAATGCAAAAAAGCCGGCTACCCCGGTGTCGGCTCGCCTAATGGCTTTCTGCATTGCAGAACTCACCTCAAAGAAATCATATCCGCAAACTGTTCTTATAATCATAATTCTAATTTAATGGTTTGACTTTTAGTTCATTACATCAGTAAAATTAGCTAAAAAAGGCGAATATGACAAACAGAATGGACGCCATTTAAACGCCTTTTTTACAGACTATTAGAATTTGAATTTGCATGATATATTATATTGAACGAGCTGCTTTGTTTTGTCTTTCCCATTAGTGGTTGCACTCTTTAGCAAAATACTATCACCAAAATTCTTTTTGATAAAGAGGATAGATTTACGTTCCTCTTCCTGATTCCTTATAGAAGCAAGCCCACCAGCGTTTACAAAAGTGTTCTTTTGCTCAAAATTATACCGCAAATCGGTTAAAACCTTACGTTCTTTGTACTTCATGTAACAAGAAATCCAAAAATCTTCCTTCAAACGTATTTCCTCATTCCACCAAGTGTTTTTGTTATAGATTACTCCATAACTGCAACCGGTTATCATTTTCGAAAGAGAAAGAAAAGCGGATTCATCATACATTACCGGCGATATCCGAGCGGTGAAGCCAAACAGATGTACATCCATCATACTGGCCATCTCAAATAATGACTGAATGATATTGGTTATCTTATCTTTATCCTTTATCCGGCTAGGTTCTCCTTTTTCCACATAAATAGGTTTGCAGGCATGGACATCATCATCAAGCATGAAAAGTTCTCCAAAATGCTTTGCCATCCAGTTACGTTTCGGGATGAGGCCCATAACGTCGTCAGGATGAGTAACAATTTCACATTCCGGGTTAAATTGTTGATATAAGTCAGCTTGACTTTCAGCAACGCAAATGATAGGATCGTTCACCAACTTTTTAGCGAACACCCGGTCATGGCGTTTATGACTTGGTATTACTATCTTGCAGGGCATGGCGAACGTCTTTTATATCAATTACATTGGATTTACTTATTTTCCCGGTTTTGTACGACTTCATGTGCTGCATGTCCAGCCTTTCACGAAGCCAGTTGCTATCTACCTCATTACTTGAGGTGATGATAAACAACTCATGTTTTTCGTCATACTTTGGAATGAGAGGATAAATGGCTGTATCATCCGTGATGGCATCGAAGCGCTCTTTAAATTCATCCTCTTTCTTCTCCGGGGCAAATTCGATGCCCCAATCTTGGAGTTCCGCCTTATTCCACTCGTTTTCCATAACGTCCAAATCATTCTCACCAAAATTGACATTATCTTTAGTGGCATATTCCCTCAACTTCTTAACGGGGGTATCAGGTGCCAGAATTTTACAAGGCAGTTCTTTATAACCTAACTCCTTGCAAGCTCGCAAACGTAAATTACCACAAACAACAATATATCTGCCATCATTGTAGGGAAAAACTATAAGTTCTCGAAGCTCAAGCATCTCTGGCGAATCCTGAATGCTTTTCTTCATCGCTTCAAAGCGGTAATCACGAAAAAAACGTGGATTTTTCGGCAATCCCGTGAGCTGCCCCTTATTAAAATCAAGTAGGCAGACTTGAATAATCTCTGTCATAACTAACTATATTAAAATCAACAACACAAAATCAACAACACAAACAGTCAGTAACAACACCTAATCATTTTTTCTATCATCGAACTCTATCTTATCTTTGATAAGCTGTTCAATGTCCTCACAACCAAATCTTTTTAAATAGGCAACAAGGTAAATTATCATCTCGGCTGCTAATTCTTCATCTTCCGAATATTTAGGAAGATTATCACTCCTATATTTAGAAGCAATATCGAATTTTCTCCAAACGGCTTCAATTCTTATGCTAAACGCTTTTCTTGAGCTATGCTCATTCATCTTAAAGCGCTTCCTCATGATATTCAAGCATCTCTGGGCAAACCTATTCAATGTTATCATATCGATCGGGTTAAATTGTTAGACTATGAATAATCTCACACGATTCTATTAGGTTGGTCTCTGATGCGAAACCAATGAACATATTCTTTACCTATCAGCATACTAATTATTTATTTTGAGGGTCTGTTGTATCCAAATACTTCCTGTATTCCAATTCTGTTTTGGCAAGATTGATTACGGTATTAACCCCTTGGAAAACTTGTTTTGCTTGGCTCACTTTACTAGGATCTTCTTTCACATCCTTAATTTGTTGAAGAACCAAATTCCTCAAATCTTGTAAAATGGTAGGGTTCACTGTAGACACCTTATTCAACCGTTCATTTGCCAACACGACAACAGTATTTGTTATTGGCCGGAAACGGTTCAACTTGGAAGCCAAATCAAACATACTAAACACTAACACTTTGCCATTATTCAAGTATATCTCAACTTCGGTACCATCATCACCGGTACCGTCACAGTAATTGAGAATTACAACTTCTTCATTCTGATAAAGGAATGGTTTATTAACCATTTCTTTCAATCTATCTATTGCTCCATCAGTCATGATTCATTCTTTTTTGTTGCTTTATTAATTTGTCTATTCAAAGCTCCTTTTAGCTTGATTAGGTACTGAACATCTTCCGGATATCGGGCATACAAAGAATTCTCTTTTTTTAATTGTTCAGAACGACTAATCATGTAAAGGTTCTCAATGGAAACGTTTTGCCTATTGCCATCCTTAAACTGAATATTATAACCAGGGGGGATTTCTCCATTATGCTCAATCCATACAAGCCGATGTTTAAGTTCAAAGACATTCGGTTCGGCAGTTTTCACTTCAATGTAACCGTCACGAGTTATGCGTTCATAACCGACTGGTTTATGATTTTTTGGGATATGTCCTTTCTTAAATCGAGTAGCTTTCGTTTTTGCTAATTGTTCCTCTGACATATATTCCGTTTGCTTACGTCCCTTGTTCATCGGTTGGTGGCCTTTGGGAAAGAAGCTTTTAGAAGCGCATTGAAATTTAAATTCTTTAGATTTAAAGAGCCGTAATTTAAATGCAATTCCATTTACAGCAGAATAAGTGATACCTAATATCTGTGCTATTTCCTCATTAGTATGATTGGGATACAACTTTTTCAATTTATCAAGTCTCTCACTATTCCAAAACGAGATTCTCGGAGAGCGCCTAAGTTTTCGAATCAAGGCCTTTGTTTTAACAGCACTAAGTGTTTTATCAAGACGCCTAGCAAGTTCTTTTAAATCAGCAGTCGGGTACTCACTGTCAAGTATAGCAAGTTGTTCGTCAGTCCACGTTTTCATAAGTGCGTCAATAAAGAGAGGAAACCACTAGGCTTCCTCTGTGTTATCGTTATTTAGTTCTTTCAGTCTTTCTTTGAGCTTCTTTTCTTTCTTATCATATGAATCCGCAAGTTTCTTAGAGAGTGCTTTGAAATCATCCGGATATTGTTCTGCAAAAAGGATTTTCTGACACTTTTGCAAATAGGAGTAGAAATTCACATTATTCGATGATAAGCATTCAGCAATAAAGGCTCTATACCATTGGTGTCGGTCAGCTTGGTTGTTCTTGACATAATTTACAAAATCACTCTCACCATTCCATTTTTTCAAATTCAGTTTTTCAAGATAAGTACTGCTACAACCGCTAAGAACCAGCACATCAAAAACAAGTTGTTCATTTTCAGAGAATTCTTTTGTTCTCTGATAATATGTTTTCTCTTGCGCCCACTTGCGCATTTCTTCAGCAGACTTCTCCTTGACTATATCCTTCGCTCTTTTTAATTGGGCGTTTATTTTTTCCCTTTCTATCTCTTTTAGATCGGCAACGGCGGAAGTAGAGGAAGCCGTTTCTTTTCTAACATAATAGAAACTAACGTTAAATTCGGGAGAATAATGTCCAAAAAATGAAAGACAACGATAAACTTCTCCATCTTCAAGCATTTTCAAAGTGCGTTCATCATCTTCTGAATACCAGCACTTACATCTAAAGATTTCATCAGGATCAACTATTTCAAATCCAAGTTGTTTAACAGCTTCCAAAGTTTTTTCATAGAAAACCTTTCTATCTTCTCCCCAATATGTATCGGGACGTCTAGCGATAATTACTGTTTTTCCAAATGAAAGAGGTTCGCCAACTTTAACAAGATGTTCATATTCTAGTTGAATTTTCCGCGTCACATAAGCAATCTGTTTTTTCTCATAGCAAGCAGCATTGATACATCTAGCATCCTTACTATTCATTTCATAGAACAAACAACCATGATTACACGTATTATTCTCACATTGAGAACATGATTTAATATCGGTATTTTCCCAATTATCGGAATCATCTTTAATCCAAGGTGCGTTACCAAGCTCCATGAAAGAATTACTCACAAATTCTCGAATCATAGCAGTAGTACATTGTTCTTCCTCCTCCTCATGAAACTCTTTTTGAGTATCTTCATCCAATTTAGAAAGAATCATAGCACCGGACAATGGTATATCTCCATTTCTTACCCGCTCTTTTAGTTCAGGAATAAGAGAATTCAATTTAATACGGTCAAAAACAAACCGGGTAGACTTTCCTATTTTAAGAGCGATATCTTCCAAAGTTCGTCCTTTTTCAGCCAACTGCGCAAAGGCAAAAGCTTCTTCGATGGGATCAACATCTTTTCTTTGAAGATTCTCGGTAATCATCGCTTCAAAAGCCTCATCATCTGTCATTTCTCTGACAATGCAGGATATTGTCTGAAATTTTTCCGACTTTTTTCGATGGGCTTTGATTTTTGCAACATTCGCTTCATCTTCCTTTGCTTTCAAAAGTGACACAGCCCGGAAACGACGCTCACCGCAAACAATTTCGTATGTGTAAGGTAATGGGGTAACATCTCCGGTTTCTAGGTTAGTCATCTCCTCGGATTTAGCAACTCTGACAGTGATAGGTTGCAATAAACCTTGCTTTTCAATGTTGCTTGCAAGCTCTTCAAGAGCTGCTTCATCAAAAGTCTTTCTCGGATTCAAAGGAGAAGGACTGATAAGGTCAATTCTAATGTTTTGTACTTCCATAATTTAATTATATTGGTTTGACTTTTAATTCNATTTTAACGCCATTTTCATGCGGGCTTATTACGTATTTGAATGAAGCCACGTTTTTCCGTTTCCCGAAGCAATTCCATATCTTCCTCACGGATATAACAATCCGTTTCACCATTAACAGTTGTGTGATTAGGAATACCAAAACGCTCCCGTATTCTTCTTTTCACTTCAGGAATATCTTCAAGTTTGATATGCCTAGTGTTCCAGTAAATTGTCACCTTCTGCTTCTTGTTTGCCATATTCTCTTTTGTTTAGATAAGAGATTATTTCATTTGAGAGACTTAACGCTTTAGCAGCTTCTTCATCTCCTTGCTCAACTCTAAGTTTGAGTTCGTTCCGGTATTCTTCATACGACAAGCCACTTGTAAAACTCGTTTCCCCTGACAATTTAGCCTTATGAGTATTCCATGACTGATTATCAGCAACAGCACAACGTTCTTTGTTGTATTCACGAAGCCATCCCATAATGATAGAACCATCAATACGATTGTAATTTTCACCATATTTCATTTTCATTGCATTCTTGAAACACAGTTTAAAATCATCAGTTTTCATATAGGGATATTCTTCAATGATTAAATCTACTGTAGTAGCAACTTGGGTAGCAGACATTGTATTACTGACATTGAAAAACTCCAAGGCATCAGCTATCAATATGACCAGCACTGCTCTAGCCTGTGGTTCACCAAACTTTCTTATGATAGTGCCAATAGAAGGTTCATCACTTTGAAATACATCTTCAACCTTCTTTGGGCATAGAGCTTTGCAGTAGTTCTTCGGCGAGGTCCGTAAGACTGCTAACCGATTCTCTTCTTGTGGCCGCAGTATCAGTTCGTTTTCCATTATAGTTACCTTCTAAAATATTTGTAAATTTTGTAGGCAAGAATATCCAGTCAAAAGTGCACCTCCAATTTTTATCGTTTTGTCCAAGCAAGAAAGGACTGTCTAAAACCAATTGGAACACATCGAATATAGCTTGCTTCCCGTATTGTGCGACACGTGCTTTAATAGCTTTCTTTCGTTTTGCATCTATGGACTTTATAGCAGGAAGTTTACCTTTAAACGTGGAATTAAAATAATCCATTAGCCCACCCCAATCAATCTTTTCCTCGGGGAACAAAGAAAGCTCGTCTTTCTTTGATTCTCCTTTAGGAGAAGTTTCTTTCTTTTTTAAATGAGAATCATTATCATCTACATAATCATTATCATATTCATTATCATTATCGGGTTTTGTGGGTTCTTTTGGGTTTCCAAATAACCCAGTGGGTTTTGTGGGTTCTTTGGGTTCTTTTGGGTTTTCACTTTTCGGACGTCCCCCCTTAGAACCATTGCTCTTATTCCTTTCCACAATAGACATATACTTTTCAGTATCCCTGTCTATATCTATCTTTATAAAGTTGAAAGCAATATTTGCCATAGGTTTCAACCCCCGAAGATTTCCCGTTGTCGCATACTCAATTATGCTTTCGTAAATCTCCAGCCTGACATCATCCGGCAAATCCTTGATTGCTTCTCTCCACCCTTTATAAAAGATGAATGAATTTCTTTCCATATTTTAAGGGATTATACTCCGATTAGTAATAAAACTCACAGACCTTTTGCTTCCTTCAGTTTTTTCGCTTCTTCCTTGTAATGAGTAATCAGCTTTTCTAATTGAAAGTCACTAAATTGCTTAGTAACATTTTTCTTGGCTTCCAGGATCAGCACATTTCGTTCACCATACTTGGCAACTAGACGTCTGCGATAATCCTGAATATTTCCTTCCATGAAGCGGTTACAATGTGAACATTGAGCATTGCAGTTCATTTCATCAAAGCGAGTACTCATGTGTTGGCGGTTGATGTAATGACCGCAATCTGCTTTATTGAAAGGCTTTATTTTACCACATGAAATACACTGAAAATATCCATTAGGCATCGTATCACGATAACGGATGAATAAACTAAATATCCTGTCTAGTTTATCGACAAGATCAGGTTTCTTCTTGACCTTAACACCTTCTACCTCGAAAAGAGGCTTTTTCTTTTCTTTCTTCTTGTAATTTCTCCACATGATAATTAAAATACTACATTGGTTAATTGACGGCCACGACTCATTATACACCATTTTCCCTTTTCAGGCTGTTCTATGCGTAACTCTTCAACACGCCCAAAACGCCGGAAATTCCCACTCAAATCAACAACCCAACCCTCTTTACCTTGGCAGGGACGAATAACACGACCGACCATTTGATAATAGAGGGAAAGGGATTTGGTTGGACGTGCAAGAACAATCGTATCAAGCTCCGGGTAATCGAATCCGGTTGTAAGTACTCCGACATTAGCAACAACTTTTATTCTTCCATCTTTAAAACCTTTCAGAATTCGTGCCCTTTCTTCCTTTGGAGTAGAACCGCTAACGATCGCACAATTAGGAATTTCGGAAGCCAGTTTTTCAGCTTCACGAATAAACCTCGTGAATATTAAAATACCTTTGCGTGGTATGCCCGATTTGGGGTTCAACAGACGTTTTGTCCATCCAACTATATCTTTGTATATGTCCACACGTTCAAACTCTTGCAGAAGACTTTTTTCATCGTAATCTGCACCAGTAGAATTAGTCCTGACTCTACTTAAATCCAACTTTGTAATATCATAGTATTTCAAACTTGCGAGAAATCCTTTAGCAAGTAGTTCACTCACCTGACAGTGATAAATAACATCAGTGAAAACCTTTGGCCGGGTACGAGTTATAAATTTAAGCATAGCACCACCTCTTCCTGAACATAATCTGTAAGGAGTCGCTGTCAGCCCAATAACTTTCCTTTGCTCATCTTCAAAGAATTCCTTATACATTCCTTTCTCCGGATTCACTAAATGACATTCATCAATCAGAACGTGCTTGAAATGTTTGAAGAAACTCATGTGTTTCATCACACTACCAATCATAGCAAACGTAATACGATTGATATCCTTTCTTCCGGCAGAAGCTGAATAAACTCCACAATCGAATATGCCGTATGATTGAAGTTTCGCAAAATTTTGTTCGAGTATTTCCTTGCTAGGCTGGAACACTATCAGCGGCCCGTCTATCCGTGCAGCTATATTGGCAATGACAAGGGACTTCCCGGCACCAGTGGGAAGAACTATCACGTAGTTTTTCTTTTCCTTGGATTTAAAAACGCTGACCGCTGCATCACTAGCACTTTTTTGGTAGTCTCTTAACTGGTATGTCATAATTTGATGTGATATTTATGAACTTTCGAATGACAGTCACCACAAAGGGTAACGAGACAATCAAGATGTTCAAGCTCATGACCAACGATTGATTTTCCGTTAACCCTGTATGTTTTGTGGTGAATCTCTAAATTAAAGTCTTTACCGCACATCTGGCATTTATGTCCGTCCCTAATACGAACTTTACGCTTGGCTTCTTCCCAATCTGGATTATTCACAAGCCGCTTCACATAGTTGGACTTCCTGCCTTTTTTGTGCTGCAATCTACTCATCGTCTTCCGGTTCTTCTTCAGGAAGTTTATCGGACAGGTCTTCTTCGAACTTATCCCCATAATCTTCTGTATCATCAATAGGACGTTCTACTTCAGGATATTCAATACCAAACAAATCAAGCATCGCTTTTCTGTTTCGATCTTCCTGTGCCCAAAGAGAACGTTTGTCCCAATCAGGAATTTTTTCAGCTTTCACAAGCTTAAACTCACCGTTCACCCATGAATAATACAGGAAATATCCATCAAGAGCAAACCGGATCGTATTCTTACTTGAAAGATGATACTCCCTCGTCCCCTTTTTGACCTCGGCAGCCAGGTCTTTAATTTCAGTCTTAATAGAAGCTAACCTGTCTTGTGCATCACTCTTAATTTTCTTCGCACGTTCAATGGCTTCCAACAGTTCACGTTCGCGTTTGGGGACCTCATTCTCTTGCTTGATGCAATACTCTTCACGAATTTCGGAAATCTCAAATTCATCCAGTAAACGTTGTGTCACCTCACTTTCAGGGAATGTAGCATTGAAATGCTCATTCACCAACTTTATCAATTCATCTACATTCGTAGAACCCTGAAATAAAACAGGGGGAAATTTTTCCCGAATAGAATCGGGAACTACAAACTCGATTGTCTCGGGTTCGTAGTTTCTCAAATTTGCAATCATAAATTATAAAAGGATTAATTAGTACCGGTTTTGGTACTCATGAATAAAATCTAAGTAATGCTGGTCTTCAGGCAATGGAAGTGTAATACCAAACTCGGTGGCCGCATCTATTTTCACGCTTTCCATGAAATTATGCATCTCTAAAGTATTAAGTTTACTTGTTCCTCGCACAATAGTTTCCACCTTACCATTCACATGAACCTGTTTCACAAGAAACTTCTTACAATACAAGTCATGTATATCCTGAACTCCAGCAGCAGTGCTCCAATACTCTTCACCTGTGTATTCACGCAAACAGGCACCAATACACTGAAACCATTTCCACATGAGAGCATTTTGATTTAATGTTCTCGGCTGTGTTTTTTTCTTAATGGTTACAGTGTATTCTCCATTACGAAGTGTGCTGCACATGAACTCGAAAGACTTATCCATTTGGATTTTGCCATCTTTCTTCGTCAATGTTGCTTCCATAACCTATCAGAATGGCAAATCGTCCTTGGTCGGTGGTGGCGGTGGCGGGCACTCATTCACCGCACTTCGAGTCTGATTATTGGTGTGTTCCGGAAGAGGTGGCGGTGGTGGCGCTTGTTGAGGCTTAACAGAAAGCATCTCCATATTATCAACAAAAAGTTCTGTAATATACCGTTTAATTCCTCTGCTATCATCATAACTCCGAGTTCTTATCTTTCCTTCCAGATACAACTTGTCTCCCTTATGGACATACTTCTCAACAACATCGGCAAGACCACGCCAAACAACAATATTATGCCATTCAGTTCTTTCAGGAACCTGTGTTCCATTGGCAAGGGTATAGCCTTTTTCAGTGGTGGCAAAGGAGAAAGTGGCCACTTTAGAACCAGCTTCCAAAATTCTAATATCGGGGTCTTTGCCAACGTGCCCGATAAGCATCAATTTGTTTAAACTCATGATTTATCCTCCCTTATTGTTACACGGATACTATCAGCTTTAGGAACTGTTTTGATATACTTAGAATATAATTCCGGATGGTCAGCCTGAAACTTTTTAGTATCAAAATTGTCACTCGTAGAAGCGGGTGTATAACTAACTCGCAATCTTCCGGCATCCCATGACTTGACACCATTCTCACGCATAGCAGTTTTCAATTTTGCTTTATAATCTTTCTGAATCTTGGTTAGATCTGCAAGTTCTTCCTCAATCCCGATTATAGTATTTACAAGCTGCATTGGAATAAGTAACTTGTCATCATCAGGGGCAGGAACGGGAAGATCGGATAGATATTGCTCACCCTTCTTCTCGCATTCCATTAACTTCTTGACTTCTTTATCAGGCTTACGAGGAATTACAACCAATTCATGTTTATCACCACGTACCCAAATGCCGAACAATTTATCAACTTTGAGTAATGGATTTTGGAGTTCAAACAGATAAGCATAGATTGACAACTGCCAACTTAAATACTCCTTATCAAGATGCAGCGTAGTTTTAATGTCAACAAGACTAATTCTACCGACTTTCTCCCAAACGCAATCTATATTCGATGCAAAGTATTCGTTATCAGAAACGGTATATTCATTGGCAAGCGCCTTATATCCGGCATTTACCCTCATTCTGATATAATTCTCTGCTTCAATACTTTCAGGAGGTAAGCCTGTTACATCAGCAAACTGGCATTGAGCATGAATAAGGCTACCCTTCTCAGCAGCTCTCTTCAATACAAAATCCGGGACATCTTTATATTTGTCAGGGAACAACTGCCGGCTAATCATACCGGTTATACCTTGCAACTGTTTTTCACCGAGCATATAAGTGTGGTTTTCCTCATTGAAAACCACACTGGATTTCACTAATTCTATCATTATTATCAATTTCTAGGGGGATACGTTTTCTGCATGTCAATAGTTATGTTTCTGAACTCCTTATTATTGTGAAGTTCAGGATGCTCAGCCCAAACTCTTTCAAGCTCTTCGCGGCTTTTAACACCAGTCATTTGTTTAATTGCACGATCCAGGTCTACACCAGTATATACTTTGCCCGAAGCATTTGAAGCAGAAACATTAGGAGCATATACTTTTTCCTTCGTATTACCATAAGCAAAACGAACACGGTTTTTATTGTCCACAATAACAAGTAGAATAATCTCCTTTTGCTCGTTATAGCCAATCTCTTTCACACTGAATTTAGTATATAGAGCAGGAGAACCTGTTTTGCTCTGATATACTTCATTTTTCTCAAGTGGAACCCAAATGAAAGGACCCGTATAAAGTTCACGCCCAATTCCCCAGTTAAATCCTGCACGTTTAAAGGCGTCCGAAGCCTGCCCTTTCTCTTTTTCTGTGCTGGATTCTGTCCCAACATCCTGTTTACTCACCCATTCCTTCTTTTCATTATCCCAAATGGACAACGTACAGAATAGATTCCCATTAACGACATCATGGTGCCGTTTCCAGTTCATTTCTCCGAACACTTCATCGAGTATTCTCATGTCTACTCGAGCATCCTTGTATAATAGCAAGGAGCAGCCCGAACCGTCCGGTTTCATAGTACCAACTCTACATTCAATTTCAGAAGCTAGAAGCGGTCTAATAGAGTTTTTCTTCTTCTCTTCATTCTGAACCGTTGATACAGTGTTTTTTCTCGCTGTCATAATTCTAATTTAATGGTTTGA